TCAGTCTCGTCAATATCTGACGCAATCTGTGTATATTCATCTCCGATCTCTTTGACTATTTCTTTTAAAAAATCCATACTATGCTACTATGTCGAATACTTCTCGAAGAACTTTTTTATGAGGATACCCTTCTTCAATCAAGAATTTAGTGAGTCTTAACTTTTTATGCAGTTCATTACGAAACTGCCTCTTCATTGCATCAGGATGATTTGATTCATTCAATGCATCCATCAACTCTTTCAACTCTTCGTTGTTGATTGGTAAATCCATAATAAAAGTTTAAGTATATACATTATAACATCATATTATATTTTTTGCAATCAAGAGAAAAAACTTTCCAAAGTATTCTTTCTTTCATCTGACCAACCAATTGCATTTAACACAGCCTTCATTGGGTCAAGAAATGCTTTATCAAATTGAGTATCATAATCAACAAACCTTTCAAGATTTAATTCTTTCGGAAAGTCTTGAATAAAAGACATCACATTCTCACGAATTGGATTCGGATTCTTTAGATAGCAAAACTTAATCTTCTCACCATTTTGAATATATGCATACTTCTTATCAAGTTTCTTTTCTTTAACGTAAAAATTATATAGGAGAGCACCACGAACGTGCATTGGTGTTCCCTTCTCGTATATCTTATGAGTTCCCTTATACTTGGTAACATTAGATGCAGTGCGAGGAAATGATATTTCTTCTGGAGATAATGACTTAAATTTAGTTCGACAACTATCAATGTAATCAATCATCTCATCTTCAGTACCACTCATCATCACCTTAAGTCCATCTTTAATCATCGTACGACAAGGTGCAGGTGTAGAGGATTTAACTGCCTCTATACCCATAATCTTTAACTTTGCATCTCCATATCTGACACCTTCACTATCCCATACGTTTAAGATATATCTTTTCTTTGCAGTCCATATTCCACGATCTGCGATGTTCTCTCGTTTCATAAACATCTTTTGATCATAGGCATTTACGTAATTCGCCAACGCTTGGTAAGAATTCTCAATATATTTCTCAAATTCCACTTCACAGACCTTATTAAGGAACGACACGATGCCTTCAGTAGTCTTCTCTCTGCCTTGGTATACTGCGTCAATAAAAGGGCCCAGATTAAGATAAATGGAATCGGTATCAGAAGCAATAACATAATCAATATCCTCCGTGTTTAAAATTTTGTTTAGTTTACGATTCATCCGATTTTCAATCCATCGGATTGAAACTTGACCAGACAAAGTAATTGCTTCGGCATTTGCTAATTTAAAATACCGAAAATACTGATTCCCGATAGCACCATAAGCACTGTTAAGAGAAATCTTTTTTGCCATCTGGATATTGTTGCAACGGGCAATTTCTTTTTCCAACGTCTTTGTCTTTTGTTTTTCATAAGCTTTCTTTGCCTCCAACATTTTTTTCTTAAAGATGACTCTCTCGTTATACATCTTTTCCATCAACTCAGGTAAAAATCCTTTAATGTCTTTTCGATACATTGCACCATTCGCACATACTGCATAATCTTTATACATCTCAAATGTAATATCTTCAGAAAGTATCTTTTCGACATTGACTGATGGATGTCTCTGTTCGAGTAAAGTTTCTGGAGATATATTATATTGCATAATTAAATGAGGGTACAAACTATTAAGGTCAAAACTAACCACCCAATCATACTTACCAGGTATCGGTTCTTTCACATATGCACCTGCATATTGTGAGTCTTTATCTGTTCTTACCTTTGGAGGAATTACAACATTTTTTCTTCTCAAGTAATTATAGATAATTGAATCCCA